TTCAAATTCAAGCTTACAAAACATTATTGATCAAAATGTAGAAATGTCTAAAATTGCATCAGCTAATCCTAATCAAATACGGAGATCAATTGATAAACTGGAAGCTAGGTTTACTGGCGAAACCAATGAAGCAACAATCGCTTTAAGAGAAGCATTTGAAACAAATACGGGTTTATTAGAAACTGCAATAAAAGAAGGTGATTTAGCTGGTCAAGAATTAGCTCGTGAACAATTAGAAATGATAGGGGAAGGGGCGAAATCTGAAGAATCCAGAAGAGAAGCAACTGCATTGGCTGAAGAACAATCTAGTGCATTGTTTTTATTAGGCGATAAGTTTGAAGTAATGGGTGAATCATTCGATAAAGCAATCGGGGAGAATGCCAGAAAGGCAGGATTCTTTGCCGGTTTAGCTGGTTTGGCACTTATGTTTTTAGATCCAGAAAAGTTCCAAGAGCTTGTAACAGCAGCTATAAGTTCTATCAGTGGAATATTTGAGACTTTATATGCAGCGATTACAGGGGATTGGGAAGGATTTTCTTCAGGATTTTCTGAAAACTGGAAAGCTATAGGAGCTATCTTACTTGGCATAGGAGCTATGTTTGGTGGTAAGATACTAAGTTTAGCAGGTGGTTTATTAAAAGCAGCCCGCGCATTTAAAATCTTTATGATGACTAAATTTATACCTACTATAAGCAACATGTTCTCAGGAATGATAAGCGCATTAGGTGGTGCTTTTATGAAACTAGTAAGAGGTGTTGTTATCGGGGCTAAAGTATTTAGAGTCTTTATGATGGGAACAATGATACCAGCAATTGGGGCAATGTTTACAGGTATGATGACCGCAATGGTTCCAATCTTAGCAGCAATGGCACCAATTCTATTACCAATATTAGCTATAGCAGCTGCATTCGGTTTACTTTTTTTAGGTATAAAAGCAATAAGAGATGCGATGGGATTTGGATCCATGTTCGATGTTATTAAGGTTGCCTGGGGCTACGTAAAGGACGGTATGGCAATGTTCGCGAATGTCTATATTGATATAGCTAATATGATCATGGGATTGGTTAGTAAGTTTGGTAAATGGCTAGGATTTGATTTTGAAATGCCACAGATGGATCGAATGGCTACAGATAATGCAGAAAAAGCTAAAGAAGCAGCTCGATTAAATAAAAAAAGATTAGACGAAGAAAAAGCTCTAGAAAAAGAAAGAGAAATAGAATCTGAACTAAATGCTCAGAATCCCACTATTCCTGGATCTGATATATTAAATACTTCTGATAGTAATTCAGCAGGACAAAAAGAAAGTGCTACATCAGTTAATGCAATAATTCAAAATACCACAGGTGGTAATGTTTCTAAAAACTCAAAGGTTACTTCAAACGTAATCCAATCACCAATCACAAAAGCCACAAGTACACTGGCATCAGTAACCAGTAGATAAAAAAAAGGCCAAGATCCTATAGGATGCTTGACCTTTTCGACCTGTAGTATTGAATACGTTAGATTATTCTACAGACCAACTAGCTTAACTTTCGTTTGCTAATTTGTTAAAGTAACTTAACGTATCATCTTCATCAGAAGAGCTTTCCATTACTGGGGCTGATTCTACTTGAGGTGCTTGTTCCATAGTAGGAATTGGCGCAGTAGTCATAGTTGCCATATCGGCAGTAATTCCAGCGTCAGTACCTAATACTCTATTAAGTTTTGCTTTAAGTTCATCATAAGATTTGTATTGTGAAGGATCTGTATAATCACTTAGTGAATGTAGTTTCCCATATACACTTTCTAGCTCTGCTTCATTGCCATCAAATAATGATGATGGGGTTGAGAACTCCGACTTATCGTAGTTTACCCAGCCATCAACTTTTCTGATTTTAATCTTGAAGTCAGCGCCTTCCCAGAAATCATATGGATTGACAGGATTTTCATCCGCAAATTGTGGTTGCATAACATCCATAACTTTATCAAAGATTCTTTTACCGAATTGGTAAAGAAATACTTTTCCATTATTTTGTGGGTTTTCAGGATCAGAGATAACTAATATGTTTGACACATAATGTAATCTTCTTTTTCTTTCACGAGCAATAGCTTTATCCTCGTCTCTACCAGTATTCCAAAGCACAGTATTCGTTTCCGAAACTGGATCAGGTTGACCAATTGAGGTTAAAGATTTTTCTATATACCATAGACCATTAGGACCTTTGAATCCGTGATCCCAGTATCTTACCCAAGGAAGATCTTCACCTTCTTTGGCAGGTAAGAATCTGATTACCGCGTAACCGTTTCCTGCTTTGTCTCTAGTAGGTTTCCAAAGACGATCATCACCATAAGATGAGTTGTCCGCTTTTGGGGTGGATACAGCTTCTGCTGCTTTTACGAGTTTATCGATAGATGAGCCTCGCGCGCTCTTTAAGTTTTCAAATGACATTTTTTATTTCTCCATGTACACTGTATTGTTGAATTATCCACTTTATTCATTATATAAGAGTATATTATACCACACTTCTATGGTTTTGTAAACCTCTTTTTGATAATGCTTACACATTTACTTTTATCAAAGTTTACAAAAGGTTTATATTTAGTAATCTTTCTATAGATATCTGGCCAAATAATTGTCTCAGTTATCTTAGATCCTTCACGGTTCATAAACCCTAAAATTGAATCGAGAATAACAACTGTTTCCAGATTGATTTCTTCTCTCATCAATAATTTTATTATCAATGGATGGGTTTGCTTAGTTACAAAGAACTGATCAAACTCTATATCCATATCTACTAATCTATTTATATCTTTTTCAAACTCACGTGTTAGCGATTCGTGAATTCTTGTATGTTCTTTAAAATGATGTTCACCGTTTTCATTAATCATATCCCCAACGTAACTAACCCCATTCTTAAAGTTAGCTATATAATACTGCATGAGTTTGTCATCATAAGTCTTAGCTAGTTTGGCAAAGAAGTATTTATCTTTCCTTGCAAAGAATGAATTTGGTTTTACGTTTGATTTAAAATTGTACTTAATAGCATCATATGAATCTTGTTCAAAGTGCAACTTAAGTGAGTTATATAAACTGTAAGCATCGAAGGGTTGCATCATACGGGTAATGTATTACCTTTCTTATCCCTAATTAGATTTAAACCCTGAGCTTCTGCTGTAACTTTCTCTTTCAAAGAATCAGATAGAAGTTTCTTTATATTGCTATAATCCATTCCTCTTTTTTCTATGATGTAGTTCATTGCATCCATATAAGAAAAGTTCTTCTTAACAACCAGCTCTTCTACGGCGTTGCTAAACCTCTTCTTTGTCATAATTTTTTCTTTCAATATATCCATTATATTACTCTCATTAAAATACAGTCCTTATTAATTCGGCCTGTGGGTTCATAAATTGTTGTTGTTAAACCTTTCCATACCTTGGCTATCTGTAGCTCTGTCTTGTTCAGTATCTGTGGTAAGATATCATCAGGTTTTCTTAATTTGGTTATCTTGCTTTGCTTAGCATCGAAGTTCTGTATAGTAGAACCTTTTACTTCGAATCCACTTCCATCAGATACATATTCTGCAAGTTTACCTTGTTTAGTATTATAAACCCATAACTTATTCTTAGTAGGAACATGCATTGGGTTAATAGATGTTAACTTACATTTAAGGTCTTCTTTCATATAGTTTAACTTAGATACTTGTTGTTCCATAGTCCTAGGGACACGTACACGTGTCTTACGCGTTGCTTTAAAGCTATCTTTAAGTTTATCAAGGTCTTCAAATAAAGTGTCGTATACGTTGAGCATTTTCTTTTTATTCGGTTTTGTTATATGTGCATAAGCTTCTTTAGCCTGATCGCACGTATTATCATAAGCATCTTTTAATACTTCGTAATCTAAATCTATCATGGATTTAAATATAGGAATTGCATTACCTTTTAAACCATGGGATTTAAATAAAGTAAAAGCATCGAACTTAACTTTATAATTACCTTCTACCCATTGTTCTATAATTGAGTTATCCCAATCTGTGTATACAGTTTCTAATACTTTTAGTCTTGTTCTTTCTTGGATACTAGGTAAGGCTGGTTTTTCTTTAGCAGCTTCTTGTTTAACCTCTTGCATTAATAAACCTGCTTCATAAAGTTCATTAGCTATGTCTGTATATTTTTGTATAAGCTCTGGGCAGTAGACATAACCCCTGGCAGCTATAACACCGATGTTGCCAATCTGTCTAGTTCTATAATCAGGTAATCTGGCAAAGACCTTAATCTTTTCTTCATCCCAGCCTAGCTGTTTTTCTAGCCACTCATAAGCAAATGGGCAGTAATCTTTATTATCATAAAAGTAATTATACCATCCTGAAGCCTTAGCCCATTTTGATCCAACCTTACCGTCGGTTTGTTCTTCAAGAGTATTATCCTCTTCGGTAAACAGGGGTTCTGGACCCATCATTTTTGCATCTAAGGAAACTCTATCTTTCCTCATTGCTATTCTTTTTTTATTTTTCTTTAATGCCATAATTTTATTTAATAAGGTGGGAACAGAGGTCACATTCTGAAAGATAAGGAGTTAAAGAGTGACGTATTCCCGAACTGTTCATCTTCTCATCCGTGCTATATCTATAGCGTGCTCCTTATCGGATTCGAAGATTGGTACTGCATTGCTTTTGTGCATGGTTGCAATACCTAATAATTTTCTTTCCCCAGTATATTGGAGATTTTCTTTTTTGCCCATTGAATCTTTTACATCCTTAATTCTTTCTAAGAAATCTAATCTTTCTTGTTCTCTTAGAATAGCTGCTTGTTCAGCAGCCTTAGCTTTAATTGGATCTATTTTCATAGGGATAAATGCAGTTGGCTTTTTTCTTTTAACAGGATTTGCTGCGTGCTTTTTTCTTTTTCTTCCTGTGTGGTCGTATCTTAACGAACCCATGTAAAAACTTGTTGTGCTCATAATATATATTATACCATAATTTCTAAAGGATGTAAACCCCTTATTGTGAATTTTTAGAATATGAATCTATCAGGTCTTGACCTTTTAGTGATGTACCCATAATAATTATTTTTTTATCTGATAGTTCTCTTTTAACACTACCGTCATTGAATTCTATATCCAGAACATGTTTACCATCTTCTGTATCTTGTGGCCTATTATCGTACCACATTGAATTTATTGAATGTGCATGCATTGATCTAACTCCTTTTGCCCATTCTTCTGCTTCTAGTTTAAGTCTTTGTTGTTCGACTTTATCATCATATTGTCCCATTTTCTAGTTTCGCCTCCACGAATTGCTTTACTGTTTTTAAGTGATACCAAGCTGCATTATATATCTGATTAGAACCATCGTTCCATTCGACTATATATCTTGGTATACCCATTGGTGATTTATCCTTAAGGATTTTACAATCACCGTAATTTTCTATTATCAATCTCATTATTTTAATAATCTCCGTCTGCAGATCTGTTAGCATTATAAGCATCCATATAAGAACTATTCTCGAGGAATCTAGCGGTATCTTTTTCTGAGTGATACATATTTTCTTCTTTGAAACAATCTAAAGATCCGGCAGTTTGGTGCCCAGCTTTTTTAACTGATCTGGTTAATTTTTTGTGAAGCTTCATTTCTTCTTTTACTGCAGCTTTACGTGCATCCAATCTTACGATGGATTCTTGAAATTCTAGTTCTTCAACTGTTGTGTTTAGTTTTTTAGCTTTGGCTTTTTGGGCCGCTTGTTTGATTAATTCTAATCTATTCATGTTAACTCCTTAATTTTATTATTGAATATAGTGTGTATTATACCATACTTTTGAGGGTTTGTAAACCTTTATTTTCATTTATTTTGAAATTAGTTCCATTTTAGGGCCTTAATTTCACCTAATTTAAGTAAAACGTCTTCTTCTGTTAGATATCCTAAGACATCACTTGCGACGGGAGTTGAATAACAAAGATCATCTCCATCTAGTACCGCTAGCTCCCAAAGGCCCTGGCTATAACCATAACTGCCTTCGTGTCTAATAACACTAGCACCATATCCATTTGGAAATTTATATGTGTGTTGAACTCCACCGTTCATCGGATTTGTTTCTACTCTATATTTTGATTGTATCATATTCACGCTGCTACCTTCTTTACATGCTTACATGAACCTCTGAATTTAAATCCAGGGCATGAGCATTTGTTATTAATAATTGTATATGTATTACCCTTACTGCCTTTCACAGTTATCGCGCCTTCTGGTAATTCCTCAGGCCATTCGCCTATTAATGTAAACTTGCGTCTTGATTTCGAAAACTGTTTGATTGGGTTTTTAAACTCTTTGTAAGCTTTACCTTTTGGCATGTAACCAATAAGATATCCATGGCTGTTGACATAATAGTCTCCATTGGATATTTTCTGGTCACCCCAGTCGGTAATTTCTCGTAGTATTTGTATCATAGTATTTCGCCTTCAAGTAAATTCTTATCTGAGAATCCACGGCCGAATGGGGCATATTCTAATTTAGTAACGCAATGTTGATTGTCGTACATTTTTCTTTGTTTGCCTTGTATATATCCTGCGAGTGACTTTGCAGCCTTATCGTCTTTAGCATATACGTATGACTCTGTTGTTATTAAATATCTTTCCATTATGAATCTCTCCCTCTTGCTCTAATATATACGTCAATTCTTGTTGCATGTCTAAGAGGTAAATATGACGTATAATTTTTACCATCTTTTAGACCAGCTTCTTTTCTTGGTCCACGACCTCTAAGGTGAAGACCGAATTTGGTTGGTCTTCCACAACCTGCTATGTCTAGTGACTTTCTAATATTTTCTAATTCAAGCATTTGGCCTGCACACATAGGATCAATTGTCATTAAATAACTTTCAACTCTCATTATACTACCTCCACTTGGCCGCATGTATCGAACCAGTTTTTAAGATCTTCTTCACCTTCACAAATGTCGCCATCACGCATTAGAAATTCTGCTTTATAATTTTTTTTAGATCCACCTGACGCACCATGCCAAGTTTCTGTTTTTTCCAGAATCTCTGATCTCATGTAACCATCTTCACGATTATCTGTAACTTTAATAAAACAAAAAGTATTAGTATCATGATGATGACTAAAGTCAATTGGTGAATCCCAATCTTCACAGACCTTTTCGGAATGTGAGACCAAAGAAACATCAGTGATGTATTCATCGCAACCGCCATTAGACGATTCGAATGTCATTAAAGCCATTGGCTTGAATTGCGTAACAATAGTAGCAATCTGATTTTGATTAAGATCACCGCAATTTGGCATAACAAAGGTATTGCCACCTTTGAATTTCATATAAGGTGAATCTGAGTCCCCGTAATTCTCGAGGTATTGGGTTTGGATAACTAATTTTTTCATTTTTAACTCCTTAATTTTGTAAATGATGTATGTATTATACCGTATTCTAGGAGGTTTGTAAACCCCTTTTTTGCATTGTTCACGTGATTGTGACGAAACAGGATTCTGGGAAACGATTCACTATTTAAAGCCTTGCGCATTACACCCACTCGTCCTGTCATATTAAAAGTCACCTTCTGCAACCTGTACACAAGTAATACCATTTGATCTCCACATGTTAACCACTTGATTTCTGTCATCGAAGACCAAATCAGGTTTCCAATCGTTAGCAATAAGCTCGTCAAGAACTCTTTGTTTAAACTGATGGTCAGGCTCGAAGCTGTCATCTGGTCTTAGAAAAAGAGCTGATCTAAATACACCAGCATTGTTAAGACTATTTTCTGTAACTGTTCTATGTCTTTCGTTTCTTGCTGAAACAACGATTATTTCATGTCCAGCTTTTTCCATAGCTATGGCTATATCAACTACTGGTTGATTTGGAATGTCCTTAAACATTTCTGCTGGATCCATAAATGTAATCCAATCTTTTAGCTGACCTTCTACAAAATGTCTTCTGTGTTCGATATCCAAAAGTGTTCCATCTACGTCAAATATTATTTTCATTATGACACCGCCTTTATAATAACTGGTAGGACAAACAAAGCCAGTCCTGATAGAAAGTCTACGTCAAATAGACCTAGTTTTTTTAATGTTTTTATTGTTTTCATATTAACTCCTTTTTGTTGAATATAAGTGTATTATACCGTAGTTCAAGAGTAATGTAAACCTTTTTTTGCAAAAAGATGCGATTGTTCACGTAATCGTGACGTAACTAAGTTTTCTTAGGGGAATATATTGTTATTTCTTCTTCTTTCCCTTTAACCTTGATGGTTCCGATGTTATGAGAGACATAACCCTGAGGAAGAAGTTGTTGTGTGAAGGATGATATAATGGTTTTGTATTCTATATACTCGTGCCGAGCAGCGGTAGCCTCGAGCCTGGCGGCAAGGTTGACTGCATCTCCAATGACCGAATAATCAAATCTGGATTTACTACCCATATTACCAACAATGCAATCACCGGTGTTAACACCAGTACCAACGTTAATGTCGGGAAGACCGCGTTCTTTATAAAGTGCTTTAAGTTCATTTGTTTTTTCTTCTATTTCTATTGCTGACTTAACTGCCATTTCAGCATGGTTTTTACAAGGTAACGGAGCATTCCAAAATGCCATTATGCAGTCGCCCATGTACTTATCTATAGTTCCACCGTTCTCTAATATTATAGTAGTCATAGCATCTAAAAATTCATTGACTAATTCTACCAATCCTTCTGGATCATCGTTGTTCTTATAATATTCAGAGATAGGGGTAAAGCCAACTATGTCCATAAAGAGGAATGTCATCTCCTTTCTATCACCACCGAGCTTCATTAAGCTTGGATCTTTCACTAGCATATTCACCATATCTGGAGATAGGTATGTAGAGAATTGTCCTTTAATCTGTTGCCTTAACTTAAATTGAATATAAAAGTTATTAAAACTGGCTGAGGAAAAAGAAAGTATATATACTATTATAGGATAGGTTAGATCAAGGAGCACACCCATTGAGATCCAGACGTACCAGACATAAAGACCATAACCAGACACGATCAAAGCGGAGAGTGCAGCACCACGCAAGACAGAAAGCCAATAGATCGCACCACATATGCCCAGAGATCCAATTAGAAGTAGAAATAGTTCTAGAAGATCAGCCCATTGAGGACGAGATATTGAAGTCCCATCCATTACAGTTTGAAGAGCAGATGCCTGAAGTTCATGAGCATAAAACAGTCCCTGAGGGGTTGGTATCT